GGCACGCTGCTGTATAGCAAGTCCAGCGTGTCTGTGTCGCCGTTCTTTACGAGTTCACGGGCCGTGTCCAGGTCGGGCAGCGAGTTGCGCGGTAAGTTCTGTAGCTGTACCATCCGTCCGGCCCAGCGCCCGGTACGGTTCGCGCCGTAGAACTGGAACAGGTCGTGACAGCGATACGTGCTGCTGTGCTTTACAGCGCAACCTTTCATCGCTTCGTACTTCTTCACGGATGACTTACCGAGAAGCTGCCGTATACGGAGTACCCGCTTCACGTCCGCGGGGATATCCTGCGCAAGAAGCGCGGAGACGCTGTCCTTTTTGAGGCTCTCGATTTCTTCCCCCGTACGCTCTGTGATCCATTCTTTTAACTGGATCACGCTGTTCGGGTTATTGAGCCCCGTCAGTTCTTGCGCTTCGGCTATCAGCCGGGTGGTGTAATCAGTGCTGATGTCGATAGCCTTACGCACGAGGGACGCATCCACTCGTACACCGGTGGCGTTGATAGCAAGGTCAACGAGCCAAAGTTGCCGTTCTTCTTCTGGCGGCATGTGCGCGACAAGTTTCTTCCGGATGGCGCGTTCGACGACAACGTCTTGCCTGTTATACTCGATGTACTCCTGCCACTTCTCCGGGTTGTCACTTGGCATGTTGCGCGTGCGGCCGCCGTTTGCTTTCGTCGGGGCGCAGGGCATTGAGAAATAGCGGATAAGGTTCTTGCCTCGCGTGTCTTTCTGCGCGTCTGCGCTAAGCTTTAACGCTTTGGACGCTCCCTCTAAGCTGCCCGGCAGCCCGTTATAGCGAGCCAAGACACTGGAGCACTCCCATTGTTCGGCAGGCATATCGAACAGTTCTGGTATTTCCCGCAGGCACGTAATCTCGAACGCGGCGTTGAACGCCGTCTTCCGTACGCCCGCATCATGTAACGCGCGTATAATAGCCTCGGGTAGTTCCTGTTCGGTGAGATCCAGAACGTTAACAGGCTCGTCGTCGAACGCGTACCCGAACAACAGTACCTCGAATGCCGGGCTTGACACGTATTTATGTATACCGCGTGACCGGATATCTACGTCGGAGTACGTCTCGATGTCGATTGACAGGGTGCGCATGATTAGTACAGATCGTCGTCTTTATCCGAGCCGCTGTCATCGTCGAAATCGTTGTCCGTAGCGACGCCACCCGACAGCGGCTCTCCGTCTGCTAATTTTCGCAGGCCCAAGAGCCCTACGCCGATACCGCGATTCCCCGACCGGTTGTACGCGTATAGATTAATGACGGCTTGGCAATAGCAACCGCTGTACACTTCGCTCTGATCGAGGATTTCCTGTTTGTCTTTATCGACAATACGGGGCGGGTGGTTCGGTGTGGCTGACGCGTTAACGAAATAGCAGCCTTTGTATGCGGAGTCATCTTCCCGTTCTTCGTCGCCGTCCCGGAGCGGGATGCGGATCCCTTTCACTTTGCCGCCCCACTTCTGGGCGTTCTCGGGGTCGAGCTGCATGTCCTTAAACGCGCTTTTTAATTTATCCAGCGTCTTTTTATCGCTTTTCGGGATTAACAGTGATACGGAGTATCGCGGGTCTTGCTCGTTAAAGCTCTTCGGTTCCCAAATATTCGCGTAACTGATACGTACCTTACCTGTTGATAATTTCATATGTTGTATTCTCCTTTTTTTTTTTAAATCATGTCATCGTCAAATTCGACTTCGCGTTGAAACACTGGCCGCGGATCCTCGATGCCGACAAGCGTCGGTTTTCCCTGCGGCTTTACGATATAGTCATGCAGCAGTTCGGCTAATCGCTTTTTGCCGACTAGCTTATCGAGGTGTGTGAGCGTCTGTAGCTCTTTCGGCTTATACACCTCTTCAGGTGCGTAGCCTTCTTGCTGCAGGACATCCGCCGCCGCTTCTGGGTCGGCAATCGTCCGGCGGCTGCGGCCCTCTACTAATTTCATGTCAGGCCATTTCCGGCCACCCAAGGCCTCTGCCAAGGCGTACTCCTCAACATCCTTTAGCCAGTTTTTGATATCTCCGGCTTTACGCAGGACAGCGGTCAGGCTGTCAGGGGGCAGCTCCCATGCTTCGTCGGGAAGGTATTTGTTTACCTCGGCGAGTTCATAGTCGGCTAAGGCGCTGCACCGTACCCGCACTTTGCAAAAACG